TGCCCCAGCACCAGGTACAAACGCTTCTACGACCTGTGCGGCTTGTGCCACCCTAACCAGTCCCTGTGTGCGTTGTGCCTTAACCGCTAAAGCAATACGGCTATTGTATACCACACTAAAATTGCTAATGTCTTCAAGTCCTGCTTCATCAAGCAAGTCATCAAAGTCGCCAACCAAAGACATTTGAATAAATACATTTTCAATGACTTGATTTAAGCACTCATCTACAATGTTCTGAAATATCGGGGTAAACAATTTTAGTTGCTCCTCAGCCTGCATCTGGACTTCAAACGCAGTCTTCTCAGTAGTAGCAATGTCTTGCTGCGTAAAGAACTTAAACATTCCGTTAAAGAATGCAGAACGAATCTGACCCTCAAGCTTGTTAACAAACCAGTCAACGCTTTGGATGTTAAACGGAACAATGTATGGCTGAGGTATCCCGTTGGGAGTGTGGGGGTCAAACATAATCTCCCCACCGGCACGGTCGTCCTTGCGGTAAGAACTGTCTTTAGGAACCAGCATTGGAGGACGTACACCCTTTTCAACTGCTACGCTAATATCACGTATAGCACGGTTCAAGACCCGAACAGTTGGGTATGCCTGCGTTCCAGGAGAACGGCCAAAGCCTGCGTCGTGCCTGCTTTTAAGTATGCGAGTTACAATGTAAGGCTGGTAGTACAGGCCATCATTGTCTAGGATAACGCTGCTGCTTTCCTTGCAAAGGTATACCGACTCAAAAGGACGGTTCTCTGGTGCAGCCGGTATGTTGCCCTCGGACCCCAACCTTGGCTTAACCATGTGAATAATTGTAAACTTTTTATTACGAGTAGAGGGATGCTCGGCCTTCATTGCGTCCATAATAATCTCTGGAAGCTCTGCCTTGCCATCTTCTATATCGTCCTTGAAATAAGCGTAAAGTTGTTCAGCAGTCTTGCCATCCCACTCGTGAAAGACCGTAGTTGCATACCCGTCCTCATCTTCGCGAAATCTAAACTTGCCAAATGGAATTTCTACAAAATTAAACGCACGTTTTTTAGATGGCATCATAGCCAAACAAAACGTACCAAACATGCCGCCACTATGCACTGCTTCATGGAATGCACGGTAAAAGTTAGACTGACCAATGCGAGTGCGAATGCGATCTGAAGCACCGTTATAAAACATGCTTTCGCTTTCAACAACCTCTGGGTCAAAACTCTGTGACTCAAGTTCCAACCAACGCTCGTTTTGCGGAGTTAGGTCCGAAACAATGCCAGCACTAAACACCTCTAAGGCATCTCGGAACGTAGTGTCAAATATGCGAGTGCTATCAATTTGACCTGCAGTGCGACCACCAACTTGCCCAGACTTACGCTCCTCTCCATAAATTGCTATGTTGTTTGCGTAAGACTTCCACTTTTCCATTTCTGGAAAATCATTGAAGTCAGCAAGGATGGCTCTCGCCCTTGGTGAATCTTCGTGAGGCATTATCCTAATTTATTTTTTCGCTCTCGACCAGCTATAATTGTACTAAGCAAGTCCATTTGCTGGCTGTCTCCATAGCCTTTAGATTGTTCTCCAAGGCTTATTAATGTAGGAGGCTGGCTAATTTTGGTAGGAACGGCTGTAGGTTTGGATGCAGTTTTCTTCATTGCTGCTGAAGTTGCTGCTCCACCTAAAACAGATGCTATTAACGGTACTGCAAAATTACCCATAGTCGTATTAATTTACTTTTTTAAAATCCCCGCACCAGTCAGTAGCAATTGTTTGAGGAAAAATTGTTTCAAAAATTGTTTTATTACCCTCCTGCACGGCTAATGCCTGTGGAGAATGTGAGCGACATTCGCCTTTTGGCTCTTCAATAACCAACCAGTTGTCGCACAAACTACAATTGTTTTGATCTGAACTCATAATGTTTGCCCCACATTATACAACATTAAACACAAATTGTCAAGTAAAAAAAGAAAAAACTACTCTTCAATAACATCTATAACCTTTTCGGCTTGCTTTATGTTCTTGTTTTTGTCTCGCAACTGTTTCATGAGTTCGCCAATAAGGGCGTTGCCTTGTTGAAGCTTTGCATCCCCTTGCTCGTCAGACCTAGTGTGCCCTTGCATCTCATTGTCCATACGCACTAGCTTAATATAATTCTCTTTGTCCCTAATCCTGTAAGCCTCGTCGATTAGCACCCGATTTTGAATAAGCTTCTCATCCTTAGTCATAGGATCGGTGGATGTTTCAATTTGCTCAAGCCTGTCCTTCTCGCGAATAAACTCTGCATGCTTCATCCAATCCCAAGCTTTTTGCTGGGCATAACTAAGGCTAACTCCAAACACCGCAGACGCTATCTTCGGTATAGTTTGCGATGCGTCCTTCTTGTGAATGCGAAGAGCATACTCCGCATACTTGTCGTCGGTAAATCTATTGTGCTTGCCCATACCACATAACTGACTGATAAGGCTGTAGCCCAAACGTAGGCATAAACCTAAATGCTGGACTGTCGTCATTTAAAGCCACTAAAAAGTCTTGGAATCCCGCATTTGATATTGTCTTCCTGCCCTGGTTCACAACCTCCTTAAAGACATAAGGCGAGTTAACGTTCTTGGATATAAACGCAGTTATTAGTGGCACCCCGCCAATTGATAAGCTACCCTTAATCTTCCCGTCTACTTCAATGATACTAGTTGGTCGCCACAGCCCGTGACCGTCCTTTTTGGCTATGTCTACTAGTTCCTCTACGTCGTCTTCCTTTATGTCTCTTATATTTGTCATAACTAAAAACCGTTAACCGGCTCCTCAACATAGACCGGCCCATTGCGTTTATCCTGAGTGTACCCGACCGTTGTGTTAAGCAGCCCATGCTCAATTCCTTCCGCTACATACCTAGCAGCATCAGCAGCGTGAGAAGTAAAATCATGCACGGGTACAGTGCCTAGTATGCCAGCAGCGTCGTTCTTTTTAGCCCTGTACTGTTGCAGCATCTTAAGGCCATCCTCCATGTTAGGGCGATAGAAGTAGGACTTGTGCAACAAACTTCTCAAGTTGTTAATACCACGCCACACATCCCTAGTCTTGGGACACACCTTAATGTTGTTGCCGCCACAGTCACGCAACTCCATAACATAGTTCTTAGTACCAGTCTTGTCCATGTACGCAGCGTCATGCGGCAGTATGTGGCCGTACACATCGTAGCCAGATATAGCAAGTTCAGACACGTATTCTTGCGTTTGTTTTTGACTACCCTGGGTAAACCATAACCACTTAAGCGTAACGCCATCCCATTGTACTAGCCATATGGCTGTATAGTCTCGAAAACCCAAATCCCATACCGCCCATATCGGCACTTCCTTGCTGGCTGGCAAATCGTTCC